GACTTACGCCGCTTTGCGGCCTTACTGCCTTTTTTAACTTTACCTGTAACAGCCGTTTTTAACTTACTGCCAGGGTTGTCTCTGCGATACTTTGCAACGCCTTTCGCAGTCATTCCCGCTCCACTTTTGGTAGAGCGGAAATACTTTTTGGTCTTAGGGGGCTGTTTGTCCCTTTTACGAGCCATTTTAGTAGCTCTTTCTAACTTGCATAATGACGGTATATGTATCAGCCGAAGAGTGACCCACGGTTGTAAACATAATGTCACCTGTAACGCCAGAACTGGCTGGGTTGGTTAAACCACCAAAATCACTGTAATCGTGATGACCACTTTGATTTTCACCTAATTCAATACAAAAATCATCTGTTGACGCATCAAACAAGATTTTGACTTTCATACCGTTACACTGCCACCACATTTTTTCTATAGTAGCTCGTGTGCAAGCATTACCTGATGCGCTGTTAGACAAAGCAGAAACATCAACTTTTTTAACAGCGTCTTCTCCTGATCCATCAGAAATGTTGGTAAATTTAAGTACAGCAGTTTTTTCGCCATCAACCAAAGTTTGTGAAGTCACTGCATCTGCCATATCAATCTCCTGTAATAAATGGAGGGGTTTCCCCCTCCCAGATCAATTACGCAATTTGAACGTACTCGATGATGAATGTGAAAGAACCTGCTGTTGTTGCATCAACTGTGTTGGTGATGTTGCAGTAAATAGTTCTTGCGGTGTCTGTGTACTGAACAGAAGCTGGGGCTGTTGTTCCACTCTGCGTTTGAACAACTAAAGTAGTCGTGGTCACGTTATGCGCTACGACTGTAGTTCCGCCATCAAGGATCTCATCAGTAACCGCCGCAACAATCTGTGCGCCAGAAGAAGAAGTACCAACTTCGTAACCAATATCACCTGTTCCAATAACTGGAGAAACGTCACAAAATATTTTAATGTCAGTGATGATTGTGTTTGCTGGCTGTGTGAACTCACCAATAGCTGGGCTGTCACCTGCTGTAGTGTTTACAGTAACGCCAGTGGCATAACCAACGTGCTTTACATATTTGTTGGTGACAATGCCTGTAGAAGCAATAGAAGAGGTTTCTGTTATCGCACCCGTGGTTGAGTCTTTATTGATAACTTTAAAACCATTTTCGGAACGAACCGCTCCATTGAAAGTAGTTGTAGCCATGTCAATCTCCTGTCGTGGCTAGTGTCAGTCACCCAATGCGACTGTCAGGAATAATTAATCATACATGAAAAAAGAAAGGGCGGCAACAGCCGCCCATCCTCAATAAGTACAATTGTTTGCTTATGCGCCCGGTGAACCGAACACTGCGCGAGGGTCACTAAAGCCAAAGCTGTAACGCTCACGAGCTTTAAACCGCATGTTACCAGTATCAAAGTCAGCTTCCATACCAGTTGCCATTGGTGAACGCTCAAAGTGCTTGAAGCCGTTAGGTGCATCCGTCTTGATAAAGAAAGCATCTGTATCAGTCAGGAAGTGGTTAACAGCGTAGCCTTCAGGCAACATACCCATGTTTCTGTGAGCGTTCACATCGTTGTCGGCTGTGCCAGGACGAAGTGTTGACTCAAGAAGACGGTCAGCGATGAACTGAAGCTGTGGTGGAACAATCAGTTTCATACCGCGAAGTGCGATAATCATGTTCCGCTCATCAACGAATGTTGAGATGTCAATTAAGGCATTCTCAAGTGAGGTTTCGTTGAGGTCAGCAGCAGTCGATGGCTCGTTGCGAAGAGTTCCGCCACCAGCTAGTGGGTGGTCAGTAGCACAAAGCTCCTTACCGTCACCACCTGTAAAGGCGCTATCAAACGCATTGTTCAATGTTGCAGCAGCTTTAACTTGCTTTGTGTGAGCCATTGAACGAGCAAGAGCCTTTGTATAACGAGCGCCAAGGCGGTCATACAAATTGTCTTCCATCGCTTCTTCCGTTAACGCGAATGCGAGAGCAATTGTCTCATGCGTATAACGTGCTGTGTATGCTTCAGAGGCAGAATCAAACACGACTCCAGATCCCTCTGATTTGGTGTTAGCATTACCAAAACCTGTGATCATCACCTCTTCTTCAAATGCACGATCTGAAGATTCAGTGTCATAGATTTCAGCATGCTCGGCATCGTAACGATCATATTCCATTCCGAATAGAGCGTTGAGGCCGGGTTCTAGCTCTTTCGCTAGTTGTGCGCGAGAAATAGCCATTATACAGCCTCCTTATGCTAATCCAGCGCCTTTAACGCCGAATACATGGTTTCCAATTACACACAAAACATTTGTATGCGCTGATCCTACATCATTGTTTTCAGGATCTTCTGAAATATCAATGACTTTCAAGGGCAATGTCGTAGCCGTGCCACCATCTGTGACTTGCAACTCCGCTCCTGAAATACCAGTAGTGGTGCTTCCAGCAGTTGTGTAAACAATGTCAAAGTTACCCAGAAGGTCTGCTACTGGGAAAGCAATTGCAGCTTGAATTTCAAAGATAACCATAGGGTCATCAATGATAAAAGCAATAATATCAGAAGCATTAGTGCTTGCAGGATAATAGTTTGAGTAAACTTGCTTTCCTGTTGTTGGGTCAGTGTACTGACAGCCATTAAACACACCAACGATTGGCACTGTGCCACCGTCAGCATGAACTTCGATCCCACCACCAGTAACTTGAGCAACCATATCTCCTTGGAAAATAGCTGTCCCGTAGTTAGCGGCGATACGATAACGGCTTTGCCCACCAGTATAGGGTGTTCCACCTATTCTTTTGACGGGGCGCATGCCGAATGCGGCATCTTGGTTCGCCATAATCTAGTCTCCTTGACTAATTGTCCCCTCCCTTTGGTCCACCAAAGGATACGGAAGAGGAGCGTTGAGGTTTTTGCTTTGGCATGTTTGGATTGTTTTCACGCATCCAATCACGATCCACAGCTTCCATTTGGTTCTGCGTCACTTGATTGTAGTGAGCAGTTCTTTGTTCCACGATCTCTTCAGGGATTCTGGCTAAAACCAAACCTCCTACGCCAATCACGCCAGCGTTTTTTCCTTCGTCAACAACAGGTGCATCAAAATCAGGATAGTCTTCCGCTCTTACAAGCTCCCATCCTTCTCTACGCCTCTTATGTACGTTATTTTTGTCATCGTAGCCCATTACGGACTCACGGATCCAACGGTGTTTAAAACCAATTGGGGCTTCTGGGGCTTCCAAAGTTGAAGGCGGTTTCCAATCTGCAACTCTCGCTGTTTTTTCACGGGTTTGCGAATCCCTGCTTGCACGATCAGTCATTTGACCTTCCTCTCTAGTTTTGCAACCTCTCTGGCGTATCGCTCAAGAGGTATTTTCATTTTAGTAGCAAAAGCCACTTGACCCGGCGTTAGTTCCACCGTCTTTTTCCGCCCAGTTTTACTTGATGACCGTCCATTAGACGCAGGAGAAACTGCTTGGGCGTTCTGCCGTTTTTCCTGAAACTTGTGCGGCATTTCTTGGCGCATGCGCCTGTCAATTTCCGCATAATACTCGTCAGAAGAAGGATCAAACCCTTCTTGAGCAACTAATTGTTCGTGTAAGGCTGTAGCTCCACGAGTCATAAACATATCGGTGCCAAACCACGAGTTATTGCCCATCCAGTTTTTAAGTTTTGGGTCAAGCTCTTGTTGTTGTTGTGGTTGAGCTACTTGTTGAGGTGCCTGTTGTTGAGCAGGAGCCTGTGCCTGTCTTTGCTGGCGATTTTTTTGAATACGAAGGCGCTCTTTTTCAATAGCCAATCCAGAAATGACTTCCTGTGCTTGAGCCATCTTTTCCATGTCACCGTTGTCATATGCTTCTTGAAGCATTCTTTTTGCAGCGGCGGCTTGGCTTTCAACACGACCATCATATTCAGCGATATAGCCCTGATCTAATTGAGCTATACGTTGTTTCATCTCTTCGTTTTGTTGTTGCAAAGACTGTGCGTAACCATAAGCGGCTTCCGCCTCTTCAATGGCCTGTTTACGCTTTGCAGTTAACTGATTGATTCGTTTCTGAACATTTTCGCTATAATTTTCAAGTTCTGAAGAATCATCTTCCTGTACAATTGTACTGGTTTTTTCTTCAGAATCATCTGCTGATGCCACAACCTCTTCTGAAACAGGAACTTGCGATTGCTCGTCCTCTACCTCAAAAGAGATGTTCTCTTGTTCAGTTTCATTTTCCATTAATTCATTAGCACTCATTACAAGCTCCTATTTGCACTATACATAAGAAATATCAGCGGGGTCAAGTATTGTGGCTATAACATTATCGTCATTTATGAGTCTAACCTCTAAACCGTCCACTTTAAATCTATTTCCAGCATATCTTCCCATTAATACCCATGATTTCTCATCACACCATGCTCCTGTTGGGAATTTATTGGCATCGCAATAAGCGTCTGGGCCAACTTTCACAACATAAGCAGCAACTGTTGCATGATTTTCACGCTCACGAACAGTTTCAGGGATAATAATACCCCCAGCGGTTTTCTGTTTCATGTAATAAGGAATAACAAGGAGCCTATAACCTACAGGATTAGGCAGCCTATCAATAGCAGAAGCTCCCATGCTTGATGGATCTTCTGTATTTTTTTTGTTTTCTTCTGGAGACTCAAAACCCTTTGCTATTGCTTTTGGTACTTCTGAAACTGGGGGTTTTGTTTTCTGTTTATTAGCGTACCTATCTGGTACAAATAGTTTTTTAGCCATCTTCTAGCTCTATGCCTTTCATCGCGGTCTTTATATGCTCCTCACATTGGGTCAAGCCGCGTATTTGCCCCACCATGAACCGATAGTCGGAATGATCCTCTATCGCACCATCCGCAAGACGCTGTGTGTAATCAGCCTTATCTTGACGTATGTTCTTTAATAAATACTCCGCAAGTGTAATTGCGTCCATTATTTCTTACCAAAAAACTTTGTTGCCGCTCGTGTTCCGAAGCTTGCGCTTACGATAATCCCAAGCGTATATCTGTAATACTCCGGCATGGCGTTCAACGCTGTAAACCCATCCGTTACTATCTGTCTACCCCATTCTCCACAGAATGCCAAGATTAATGGGACAGAAAACAAAATTGTAAGCCATTCGTCTTTCCAGCTATTTGCGGATGCATCAGCCATTTTAAGATCCCAGTCGATCTCGCCTGTGGCTTTTTTCTCCATAATGACAGCTTCAGCCTTGGCTTTAGCAACCTTTGCACCTGCCTCGGCTTTCTTGGTTTCAACCTTACCCTCAAGCCAAGTTGAGGCAAGATTACCTAATGGTCCTAAGAGAGCTTGTATCATTCTATGATCCTCACAATGTAATTTGTGCCGTCTGCATTTTTTGAAACCTCAACTGTTTTGTTCTCGCATGAGTATCTAACAGATGTAGTTTTTTTATATAGGTTACGCTCTATGGTACGCTTGGCTTTCAAACATTTAGAAATCTTCTCATAAGCGGTATGTTCTGAAACATCTCCGCTCATATATAAAATCAATGTCATGGTTTTAATTATGATTGGTTCCATTACGCATCTTTTCTATTTGGCTCTCAATGTTTGTAATCCGCTTTTCATAAAAGTCTAATGTCAGTTTTTGTTGCTGATCATGCGGTGCGCGGCCTTCATCTATTTGCTCTTGGAGCTTGGAAAGCTGCTCTGCTAGATGCTCAATTAACATATACTGTTCGCTATCTGCTGGCAGACTGCCCATATCGCCGCGAGGCCACTTAATGCGAAACTCTGTGTTTTGACCTAGATCAGCCTCCATCAATATAAATTTATTTTCAATAGTATTTAAGCGTTCAATGATCCCAAAATATGCCCATGTCCCAATGGCTGCCCCTACAACCATTGCCATAAGATTGCGAATTGGCATAGACAGTTCGGTGTTTTCATTTATCTTGGTTGCCACTATTCAACACCCATAACCTTTGACAACCCAAACACTTCAAGCATTATGAAAGTAAAGAAAAGTAGTAAAATTGAACCAGCTATTAGCTTTCCAGAGAAGTTCGTTGAACCAATCTTGATGGCTACAAATTCATTGCCCAGTATCCTAAGAACTAGCTCAAAGCTATTTTGTCCAACATTAAGCTCAACAGGTTTTTTCTTTTCTTCACTCACAACTTTTCTTCCCTGCACAATCTTCTGGAAAGCAATGCGCCATCATGCGAAAATATTTATTTTGATATGTTGCTTCCCACATTTCCTCATCAATTAGATACTCGCACTGCGCCTCTGTCATTTTTTGCTGCAAAACAATTTGATTTCCAATGTACTCCCAGACAATTCCAGTATTCCCCCACATAGTAATCACAAGGACATAAGCCACTTCAGTCGTGTGGTGAATATTAAACATTCGTTATATAATTCCCCTAATGGTTCTAAGATCATCTAGGTTCTTTTCTTTTTTACCGCCGTCATACTCCCAAGCATAACCACGGCTAACCATTTCTTCGTTTATATTCGTTACACCGCACCAGATAGTTCCAAGCATGCGCCCATATTTGCCATCTTTTTCAGTAGCCACCCACAGTTTTTCACAGTCTAAAAGACGGCGCTTTAAAAACTCCTTGGCCTCAAGACCAAGTTCTTTTTCTTCTAAATCTTTGGTTCTGCATTCTGGTGTATCAATACCAGCCAATCTAACACGTTCTTTTTTGGTGAGGTCAAAGCCAAGATCTATAAGTATGTCAATGGTATCCCCATCAACCACCTTAATTACTTCTTTGATTTTGTATTCGTACATCGTGCCGCACCCTTCACTTTGTTAGAACCCCACCAGGTAAAAACCTGCAATTCCAAGAAACAGGCTTGTAACCCTTGTAATATACATGCACATCTCCAGCCATATTTAAAGCGCGAGACTTGCATCGTCTTTCCAAATCAAACCATTGTTGCCCTTCAAATTTCACGCAGATAGTTGGATCCGCTATCATGCAAGCAATAACTATCGCTTGGTACATTATTTTTTCGCCATATACGCCTGTGCGCCAAAATAAAACCCCACGATAGATGCTTGGCTTAAAAACAACATATCACTCAAACTAGCTAAAAATTGTAACCTGCTCTCTGGTATCATTGGCACCAATGGCAACAAAGCAAAACTAACCATGCTAACCACAGCCACCCAAGCCATACGCTTTTGTGCATCAGCCTTTTCTTCACGAAGCTCTAGCTCAAGCATGTCCTTTGCGTGAGCTATTTCTTCATCAGTCACAGTTCCATCATTGTCTAAGTCAAACTGTGCGAACCTAGAGTTTTCTGAAAGCTGTTTAGCCATTAGTACGTTTTAAACTTTCTTTTACGCGAGACACGGCCTTGCCCACGACAGACCTCACCGCCTTGATTAAATCCAAAATCGCGTTGACCAGTTTTCGTATCATACTTAAAGCCTTTCTTACCCGCCTCTATAGCCTCCATCATTATTCTTAGCTGCTCTTTTGAAAGGCCAGCTAAAACATCTTTCAAGGGAGGTGTTTTATCTGTCATGACTTTTTCTTTTTAGATGTTGATTTTTTCTTAGGAGCAATGCCACCTACCCAAGCCTCATTCACATCAGGAGTTGATTTATCATCAGCTTGTAGTGTGCCGTCTTCGTTTCTAGCCCTGACAGGCTCGACAACAACTGGGGCTTCTTTTTTTACAGGGGCTGGCACAATTCCATTTTCTGCCAGCCTTCTTTGACGCTTTTTTTCTTTTTCGACTTCCATAAACTTTGAACGTACAGAACTTGCAGACATCACATTTTCCTTTGTAAGTTTGCCGCAGCAATATCTCGCTGGGTCTGGATCCTCTCTTCAGCTACACGGGTTTTTTCCGCAGTAGCCTCTTCAGTCAAATCAAGCCTTTGTTGAGCCAATAAAACATCATTGCGCTCTTTTTGCTTCTCAAGCTCTTGTCTTTCTTCAAACTGTCGAGCCTTTTCCTGAATTTCTGCGCCTCTCAGGGACAATTCCTGCTGTCTGATCTGAACAAGAGGATCTGACTGGGCTGAATCGGCAGGTGCAACAGCTTGTGCATACTGCTCGGTTAACTCACCAATAAGTTCAGCAGCTTTGTTGGCTATCTCGCCCTGAAGCTGTTGAGCCATCTGTGGGTTCTGTTGAAGAACCATTTGAGCCTCTGGATCAAGCTGTGACATGACTTCAATTTGCGCTTGCATCTCAGCCATCAGACCAATGTGTTCCTGAATGTGACCTTGCAGGGTCATAACGATTGTTGCGTTTGCTTGAGCAACAGGTGTTGATAAAATAGCAAGGTGAGCCTCAATATGAGCCTCATGGTTCTGATCGGGGAACGCTTGCAGCCGTTGACCACGCATAGCCTCTTGGTTTTCCTTGGCTGGGTTAGCTGGCTGTGGCTGTGGCGGAATGGGCAAGATAGCATCAATATTAGTAACGCCAAGAGCCTCGTACATCTTCCTGTATGCCTGATATAAACCCTGTTCTGCGCCATGTATCTCTGGATTAGACTGAACTAACTGTAATTCTGTCTGTGCCAAAGCAATACGCTGCGACATTGAGAAGATATTCGGGTCAGAAACGGGCAAAACATCAATACGGTCATCAAAATCCATCTGCTTGATCTCTGGCGGTGCGCCCGGAGTTGCATATGGATAAACAGGAGCCATGTTTTTAGCGAATATATTGGCTAAAATCTTAAATTCCTGCTTTTGTGCGTAATGAAGACGCTTATGGATGGCAGACATTACTTTCGTGCCACGCTCCATAATCGCCATTGTAGTCCCTACAGGCGTTTCTCCGCCCATTTCGCCTATTTTCATGTCTGCCATAGACGCAAACCGCCTACCAGCCTCTACAAGCCCTCCCAAGAGGCTATACAGGGTCTGTGAAGGCTCTTTAAACGGCAATGTCATGATGGATTGACGTATATCCATGCCAGCGGAGTCTATATCGCGGAACTCGCCGGGGCGTAGTGGTTCATCTTCGTCACGAATACGAGCGCCACGGGCTTTAAAGCCAGCAGGTAGGTTAGATAACGTACCAGCATCAATTAACTGACGTAAAATGCTTGTAGATGCCTGAGACAGACCGCCAATCATGTGTGTAAGGCCAAATCCATAAAAACCCAGACCGGGTAAAAACTTGTAATGCACGAAATACTGCTGCCTACGCATCAGCGGATCCATTTCGTTGTAATTCCTGCGAATAGCCAATATCTCGCTGGTGGCCTCTAGGATAGTAACTACATATGGTATCTTCAGGCCAGTAGGCTCACCCTCCATGTCCACATCTTCAAAGCCAGCCAAGTCTAAAGATGTATGGACTTCATGAATAACCAGTTCTTCAGATCCAGAGCCGGATAATTGTACGCCTTGTGCCTCATCAATAGCTTCTTTTACGCCACTAAAGTCTTCAGCACTAGAAGATCCGCTAGGTAAATCAATATCTTTGTAGAAACCTGCAAGCTGTAGCTTCAGGACTTCGTTCTTATCCATGCGAATAATATGCGTAATACGCGGTGTAGTAAGAAGATCAGTCGCTCCATAAGGAACAACAAGATCCTCCGCATGTACAAATTTGCTAACCGCTCTTTGAAGAATAGGGTCAAAATAAGCCTTCTTAAATGTTGAGCCAACAATCGGTAGATAGAATAGCATCTGATCTGTTTCAGGATCATACTCTTCCATCTCGTATGTAATCATATAATTCATGTAGTCTTTAACACGTTGAGCTTGAGCAACAAGCTCTGGTGTTTCTGCACCCATAGTCTGTGTGCGAACAGGACCGCCAGACGGCAGCATCTCACGGTAAGCTTGCGCTTGAAACTGTGTTACAGACTCGGCAAGAAGCGGGTGAACAACTCCAGTTGCACCCTCAAATGGCTGGCTACGCTCCTCGTAGTTCATACCCAGAAGCTCAATACCACGCTTGTATGTGTCTTCCCAATCTTGGCGAGAAGACATGTCATCCTCAATGTCTCCAGACAGATCAGAAGCAATAACACCCAGATCGCCCTCATCTACATAGTCAGCTAGGTTTGCATCAAAAGGAACGTCTTGAGCAATATCCATCTCTTCAACGATTTCACCAACAATAGCAGAACCGTCATCCATTTCCATAATACCTGGCTGGGCTGGAAACTCTATGACATCAATTTCAGCTTGCTCTTGAGCGGTCATCTCTGGATTACCAACTCCAGCGCCTATTCCTTTTTCGACAGCCATATTTAGTCCTTTCCGCCTTGAATAGTCACAAGCGTTGGTTTTTGTGTTGTTGGCTCTGGTATGCCAAAATTAATTAATTCCTGTTGCTGCCTAACAGCGTCTTCAACGCTAACACGCGGTTGATTTGCCATTCTAGCTTGATTTGCTTGAGAACGCAAAGCTGCCTGATTAGCAGCCGCTTCTTCACGGCGTTTAACAGCCTTACTCACACCAAATTCATAATCTTCATCAAGGCGTTTAAAAATCTTATCTTGAATAGGACGGTCAATAACAACGTCCATCATGTTCATGTCAGACATGGCTTTTTCTGTGTTCCGCATAGCATCAGCCATAGCTTCCCCACGAGACTTGCCAGAGTCTCTGGCTATAGCAAACTCGTTCTGTAAAATGTCGCTAAAATCGTCAGTGCTTAATGTTCGCTCTGTTGCATTAAAGTTAGATTGAACGCTTAAAGTCTCATCAAGGTCTAAGTTGGCATCCTTCAAGGCATCATCAATAGCCTCAAACTCCATATCCTCATCAAGCTTCTGCTTTACAACTGGGGATTTCACCTTGTCTTTTTGCGCCTCAAGGACAAGCGCCTTATTTGACTTGCCTCGTGGACGAGGCCCAGCCATCGGAGCAAGAGTAGATGCAGCAATACCAAGACCATAAATGTCTCTCCCAAACCGCTTCGCCATTCCCTCATCAGATCCAAGCGCACCTATAATTCCCTCGCCAGCCTTTGCCGCGCCACGCAAAGCTGTTTCACCAACACGACCCATAAGATCAACAGCGTCAATAGGAGTGCCAACAATAGCGCGGTTTACTGCGCCTAAAGTCTCACTCCCCATAGGGTCATTGAACATATCTGTTTTATCAGCAAGAGCATCAAACATCTGGCTGCTCATGGTAGGATCTGTAAATGCACCAAAGATGCCATCTTTATCCATGAATGCTCTCCGTGGGTGAGGCTGACTTCGGCGCAGTCACGAGAAGGGCATCAAGCATGACCGCAAAGCCATAAGCCAGCCTCTCTCGTACTATAACACCAAAATCCAATAACATCACCTTATCTTAGCTTTTCTGGACACACCCATATAAGCCCTGCCCATGCCGCGAACTTCTCCGCCGCCGTTATATTTTTTAGCCGCAACAGGATCCATTTTTACTTGCACTGCCTCTGGCAACTTAGAAAAGCCCTTGAACTCAGATGGAACAGCCGCGCCGCCTTTTTTCATCTTTTCAACAACCTTCCCAGCCATTTTGTCACCAATATACTTTTTTTCTTCTTCTGAAAGGGGCTTGTTAACACTACGTTTGCCAGTAAATTTCTCAATGGGGGTCATCTTCGGCTTTGGCTTTGGAAGAGGGCCTTTGTATTTTTTACCAGCCATTAGAATACTCCTTTAAATCGTTGTGGACGGGCTATGGGACTAAAGCCTTTAATAGCTCCGCCCTTGTTCTTCTTAACAGGTGTTTTCTTGCTCTTCGCCTGATCACCTTTTAACTGCGCGATAAGCTTATCTAAATCCTCAAGAGGAGCAGTGGTGATGTCAATCTTCTTGCCGCCCATTAGCTAATACCCTTAAATTTAGTACCACGGCCTTTCATGACTGCTCCGCCGTTGTTCATCTTTTTGAACGGGGGCATCTGACCCTGAAGTATTCTTAAAATATCAGCAATCGCACCACTCTTCTTAAAGACCTTGCCCGGATTTTTTTGAAAGGCTTTGCCTAGATACTCTCTATCTTTTTTAAACGGTTTTCTGCCAGCCATTAGAATACTCCTTTAAATTTGTTACCACGGCCCTTCATAACTGCTCCGCCGTTGTTCATTCTTTTAACAGATCCACCTTCTTTCATAGGTTTTTTTCTTGAATCCATTTCTCGCTTTATAACGGGCTTAATACTTTTTAAAAAATCCGCATCTTCGCCAGTATTTTTTGACTTTAGTGCAGCATTAATATCCTTTAATTTTTTTTCTAAAGAATAAAAAGATTCTTTTTTAAAAGCTCTTGCGGGAGATTGAGATGGCAATCTATCTCTTATCTGCTTCATGACAGGTGTGTTTTCTTTATAGTTTTTGTCCATTAGTAATACTCCCTGCTACGCCTGTAAGTTGCCAAATCATCGTCTTCGTAATCAGAACGGGTGCGTATAAAACTACCCTGCCTAAAACGCAGTATAGCCTGTGTCATCGAATCCGCCAAGTCATCATGCTCTCCATTGGGAAATGACGCACATTCTTCAATGACTTCCTCTGCCCATCTAGTCTCTGGAGCGTAAACCATACCTGACTCAAACACAGGCGCACAAGCGTTCATACGGGAAAACTTATCTGCGCCACGACCCGGCGTAAATCCAGATACAGGTATGCCCATCTTACGCAAGTCCTGCGTTAACGGCGTTCCAGATGCCTTTTGCTCTATCAACACCATGTCTGGTTCAAATTCCTCATACAAGCGCATTGCCGCGTCTTTAAGCTCTGGAAACTCCCATCGACCCTTTTCTGAATCCAGCAATATGATCGCAGCCTCATCACCCTCGTCAGGATAAAACACACCCCAAGTCGTAATAGCCGAATAATCGGCCCTCTCGCTTTTTGTGAACGCCGTGTCATACGACTGGATGACGTAATCAACGACAGGTGGATCATCATGATCCCAAACATTCCACCACTCCCTTTTGATAATCGCACCCTCTTCAGCAGTAGGATTCTGAAGATACTGTGCATTCCACTTGGCTACAGGTATAGAAGCCCTAACGCCTTCTAGCTCGTCCCTGCTCCAGAACTCGGGCCACAACACGTTGTCTGTATCTGGAAATATCGCAGGAAACTCCACAACTTCCCACTGATCTGCTCCGCCCTCGGCTTGCTTCTGCAAAACCTTCGCTGTCAAATCCCTGATGCTCCACCGCGTCATCACAATTATGATCGCGCCGCCCGGCTGTAGTCGCTGTCTCGGTCCTGATGTGTACCATTCGTAAATATTATCCAGCGCGGCTGGTGATAACGCATCCTGCTCTGATACAGGATCGTCAATAATACAAAGATCAGCACCACGACCAGCAAGCGCACCGCCTACACCAACAGCGTAATACTCTCCACCCATATCCGTAGACCAACGACCACTGGCCTTCGCATCTCTAGCTAACTGTATGTCAGGAAAAACATCACGGTAAATATCACTGTCCAAAAGGTTCTTGACCTTACGACCAAAACCTACAGCCAACTCCGCCGTGTGCGTTGCCTGAATAATCTTTGTCTGAGGCTTCTGCCCCATAACCCACGCAGGAAACAAATAACTGGCAAACTCGGACTTCGTATGACGCGGCGGCATGTTAACGATTAAACGCTTTAACTCACCTCTCGCTACACGTTCCAGCTTTTCACCAAAAATCTTGTGATGATCACCAGCAATAAATGAAGGCCAGACATGTTTTACAAACTTTAAAAACTTGTCCTGATACTCTTCCCTGTCATGAAGCTCCTTGTACTTATCAAGATGCTTGCCAAGAGAATCAAGCTCCGCATCAGTCAGAAACTCCGTAGGTATATCAAGGACATCATCCATTTACTACGCCGCTGGCATCAATGCCTTTAAGAAGTTATCCGCTGCCATATCCAAGTTGGACGATACAGCACCGCCCTGTTGAAAATTCAAAGGAAAAGGCTGACTTAACATGTCCTGATACATAGCAGCATTACTAACCACAGATGGAGACATCTGCCCAACTTCTGGACTTCCATATCCAACTGGGCCTTGAAGCTGCATAGGCATGGGCTGTATAGAAACATCAGGAGGCGCAGATGCAGGGAAGTCCTGTAAACGAGTTGATGGAACAACAACATCCATAATTGGATTATAAGCATTAGGATCAGTTGGTGCTGGATCAACTACTGGGTCTGGAACTACTGGGTCTGGCTGTGTAGCAGCCTGTCGTGCAGCAAGAGCCGCTTGTGCAGCAGCAAAGTCTGGATTAAGCGCCGCAGCAGCCGCATAAGGAATATCTACAGGTAAAACACCCACAGAAGTACCCTGTAATTGATTAGAAAGGCTGGCAGAACCTGCTGCTCTGTTTGCTATAGTGTCTTGACTAGAGCCTATATATACCCTTCTATATTCCGGCTCTGCTACATTCGTAGAAAGAGGTACAAGATATGAAGTTACAGGGGCTACATAGCCATCACCACCATCATCAAAAGCAGGAATACCCATCGGACCCGGCTTACCTGAACCGCCAAGGGCCTTTAAAATATCGGCCTCATCAGGAGTGATGTAAGATAACATATGATCCTGACCGCTAATCTCAACATTGCGAGGAGGCACAGCCCCACCGTCCTCAAGTCTCAAAGGAGGGCGCATACCCTGTGAACATCTGCTGATACATGGCAGCATTACTAGCCACAGACGGAGCCGCCTGTCCAGCTATAGGACTGCCGTAACCAACTGGACCCTGAAGGGAATAGCCCGGAAAGTTCGATCTTGGAGATGGAACAATGACTGGAGGAGGCATAACTGGGGTAGTAACATCACCGCCACCAATACCACCTATCTGATTGGGAAGACCACTTCCAGTGCTGGTTTCTATCGGTGTACAAGCGCCATCCTTCATCACAAACCCATCTGGACATGGATCTGTTGGAGCCTTGACTCGCTGATCTGGACCCTCACCGCCACCAGCACCGATTCCATCATTATCTTGACCCGTCATTCCAGTATATACGCCGCGCTCTATAAGATCCTGTGTGGTTTGCGGTGGCCCCATAAATAGGTTCTGAGCAAGAGTTGTAAGACTACCCAATGTACCCATAGGCGGGGTTCCAATCTGACCAATAACTCTACCTGTCTTTGGATCAATCTCATACCCATAAGGCTTAGACCCAATAAACTGAGCTATGTCCATTGAAAGTGGCTGATCTTTTTGTTGTTGCTCTGTCAGACCAGCTAGGTTTGTTGTGAACTGAGCGCCCGGCACCGCTGGGTTGGTGGCAAACTCTAGGCCATAAGGCATGTCCGTTACTGGGTCATAACCAATCCCTGCACTAGCATCTGTTGCAGTAGGACCACGAGCGCCCATAGGAGCATTGGGATCATCTACAGCAGCATTGAGCGCATCAAGATCAATGCCATATACGTCTGCCAATTGATCCGCAGGTGTTGGTGAAAAGTCAGATACGACATTAGATGAAGGGGCGGAAGCAACAGGAGCAACGTCCGTAACCAATCCCTGTTCAGTAAAGTTGTCTATCTGACTTTGCGTCATACCAGCCATGTTGGGGTTTCCAAATCGTGCCATTGACTCAACAGGACTCATACCCAATGCGGAACGAGACGAAGGAGCAGCTACAGAATATGATGTTGGGTCAAGAGCATTCCTAGAAAGACTTACGTTTGTCTGTGCAGGGGGTGCATAACTAAAGTTCTCTATCGCTAATAAATCTTGTGGATTTAAACCTAAAAGACCCTTGTTACTACTAGAAAGAGGGTCAGTCGGAACGCCAGAAACAGCTTCAACTGCATTTAAATTATCTAATGCCTCTAACTGAGCATAAGCGGATTTCGCCGCCGCCTGTTCCGCTTTCGTGCCAGACATAACTTGACCAGACACCTTCCCTGTCACTGGATCTAATGTGTTAACAGGTTTGCCAGTTTTCGCGGACACTAACATGCCAGCCCTTACAGTTTTTTCAAGTTCTGCTCGTTGCTGCTGCTGCTGCTGCTGTTGTTGTTCCTGCTGCTGATTAAAATCAGCAACGCTGTCAAAGACATCGAAGCCCATGTTCTGCTGGTCTTGAGCAACTTCTGTTGAGTCTGTGTCATCTGGGCCTGAATAACCGGGGCCGTCCATAACGCCAACATCGCCCATATCATCATCAGAGGCATCAGATGTGTCTGCACCACTGGCACTACCTTCACCGCCACTGTGATCGCCAGAACCAGAAGCACCACCAGAACCTGCTGGGCCGCCGCCGCCGGGAGGATATGCCGGAATACCCATAGGACCAGCCTCGCCAGATCCNNAGAATATCAGCCTCGTCTGGCGTAATATACGACAACATGTGATCCTGACCACGAATGTCAGTATTACGCGGCGGAACTGCACCGCCCTTGTTTCTCATAAGAAGATTACCTGCAAAATTGCCAATTCCGCCAATACCAGAAAGATAAGGATTATTCGCAATTAAATTAGATACACCTCCACCTAATGCTGATGAATCGCTAGGCAACCGCTGCCCAGTACCCGCTTCAGGAACATTGAAAAACGGAGAGTCTGAAGACAATTCGCTTCGTGTGTTGTTACGAAGTTGATCAGCATACGGAGAAACAGCAGGTCTAACAGGTCTAAAATTAGGGTTATCAATGTTCTGTAAACCATAATCTCTATAAACAGTCGTAGGAGAATTAGTAACACTAGAACTCATAGGCTGTTGATCGCTTATAAACGGATTAGGATCAACCTGCGGATTTACAACTGCCTGTTGCATGCCGCCCTGCTGACCACCCTGCAAATACTGCTGATAAGCATCTTGCAGCCTGTTTATGTCAGTGCTGGATCCGCTAAAACCACCAGTGGACTCACTCGCAGGTTGCATGTCCGCAGTTCTAGGACCAGACATATCCAAATTCTTGAATAAATCTGACTCATAAAAACCCTGATCTATTGTTGAGTTTTTATATCTATTGGGATCGTTTGGAGTTTGATTTGGATTAAGTTTCAGATACGAGTCGCCACCAGTCGGCCTCGGACGCAATGGCTCTGAAGTAAACGCTGGATGATCAGACATTTTCATGTATGACTCGCCGCTGTTTGTATTATTAAAATTCTGAAAAAAATCAGATACATTAGCGTCAGGAGGGGGGCTAACACTTTTAAGACCACCCGGAACCAAACCACCACTCGTGGTATTAGTTGTAAACCCAGGTGAGCTAAAACTACCGCCCATATCACCACCACTGTTAAAACTGCCGCCAAAGCCACCGCCGCCCATGCCAGCGCCCATGCCGCCACCTTGACTATCACCCATAACAGTGCTTTGAAGCTTCTGGGAAAACTGTGCTGCTTGCTGCTGTAAACTATTCAAAGACGGTACAAGGCCGCCCTCATGTAAATTAACAGGATTAAATATATCTATGTCCTGACCCATAGGCATGGGGGGCGGCATCATAGGCATAGGGGGTTGCGCTATCGGCGCTGACACCATAGGTGCCATGCTTGTGCGCTGTTTCATAAACTGCTTGAATTGCTGCCGCCGATTAGGATCTGTACGAATATCCAACGCCTGTGGCTGCGCGGGTGCGGCTGGTGGAGGTGCCATTGGCCCCATGAAACTTGTCATGCTCTAACCCTCTATGAAAAATACACGAGGCCAATGATAGTTTATTATTCAAACTTTGACAACAGATACTCTAACTCGGTCTTTGATTGCCTCAAAACCTTGTCAATATGAGCGTCTGTACCCTCCACGCCGCTCAACGCACTACACAAACGCTCTATACGATCCTTGTCAAAGTTACTTAACGTGCCTGTCGGCATCACAACGTCACTGCCCTTCGTGTTCTCCATGTAACGCACAGATAATTCTATGGAACGCGGAATGTCCTGCTCACCACTCTCGTAGTAACAATACATTCGATGACTCACGCCCAAAGACCGGGCCATGTGCATCTGCGTTACGTTAAGCTCTTTACGCTTTTTTACCAACGTCTTGTAGTCCCACATGCTGTAGGAGTCTTTAGCCTTGTACATCACCCACCTCCTCAAGCATACCAGCGTCAATCATGTCGGCAGCGAATGCCTCAACAGTATCGAACCTGATAGACTTGCCACTCCAGTCGCACGCAGACCTTGCTGCCATACGCATGAATGTGTTGTCACTGTCATACTCCCACGGAAACACGCCCTTCCATGCTTCTAGGAACGCTTCAGCATTAGGAGCCTCAAACTCAATAGGATCCTCGCTGATCTTTAATAAATACTTAGGCATTTGCCCCTCCTTTGGTTGTTTCATATAACTTAGTGCAAAGATTGCAAACAATCAAGGAAAATATGATATAAAATTTTTTTTTAAAATTTTTTGGGGGTTGTTTGTGGGGAACTTGGCGCAACGTGTCGCCCTGTCAAGTTTGCAAAAAGGGGCGGTGCCATACCCGCCCCGCCCCGATTTTGTCGTTTGTCAAATGTCTATAGGGTACCTTGGTTGCAACCATTGCGTTAATCGCCCGTAGGGCTGCGCCTATGGCGTACAATTGTTCGGCTGCTGGTAACCTACCGCACAAAAAAAGGGGCGCTGTAAAGCGCCCCAGTCGCGGTTTTGTGTAATGCGCTAGTTTAGCGCATTACGTCTAGAGTTTAGATATTCATAGGTTTGATCATCCAATCCTGCAAAGATTGACGCAATGCCTAGCCTGTTTTCAGGAAGCAATGCGGCTTCCCCTTCAATGGTGCGCGTTACTGATTGGATAGCCTCATAACCGTTTAAATCGTGATTGCCTTGGCTGTCGCCATATGAATGACCATATGCTTGCATATTGTGGCAGATGATCGCATCGTCACCATGTTGCGAGCGCATTTCAGATACCCTAGCGCGAATGGTTCCGGCATCCCATCCGGTAACATTGGATATATCGGAAACAGTCGCGCCACCATCGCGCCGGATTGTTTCCCACATGATGCCAATGCGTGATCCATTGCGATATGGCTGTTCAGGTGTAGACGTTTGGACGGTACGCGACGCGCTATAGTCAATGCGGCTAGCGTCTGAATGCCTAAACATGGCGTCAATCAGGCAACACCATGCCTCAAGCTTGGCAATCTCTAGCGTTGCCTGATGTTGTCTAAACTCAATAGTGCCAACCCGCGCCCATGTATCAAGAGAAACGCTTGCAAATTTTCTGCCTAGTATTTGGTTCAATTCATTCGCGCTTGTCGCATTGTTGAATTCATCATGGTTGCGCCCATTGTCACCAATGCGGCGAATGGAATGACAAAACCTAGCTTGGCAACCATTCTCGCGTCTTGATGGTGGCAATAGCAAATCAACATCGTTTTGCTGATTGGCGTATCTGATAATCACATCCTTAACCAATGCCATTGGCATGACGTCATGACATTGATCATCAATAGGCATAAAAAAGCCACCATTCATTTGCATGCACTCTTTTGAATGCGCCCAATATTCAAGAGGCGAGATATCTTTAACAGCACGATTGCCAATATGAACGTGCAAACCGCAACCCTTTTTTGATACCTTGCCACCATTGGTTTCAATAAATTGCATAACGGCGCGTATATCATCCATTGCGCCACCTGCCCCATGCGCTGGCATTGGTGGGAATACAATTTCAACGTCAACATTTGCTGAACCGTCATATTTTACCAGCAACCAATCAAAACCGGCATCACTCAAAAGCGAACGCCATTGGTCAATTGAGCGGTATTGTCCGCGCTTATTGTGGAATTCTAGCTCTACGCCAGCAGTCAAAAAGCTTGTGTTTGTTAAGTAAGTCATTGTTTTCATTACCTTTTTTCTGTTTATGTGGACACATCTTTGCGCCACTTCCTAAAACTAGCACGCAATCATTGCATAGGTAAACCCCAAAAAGAACAATTGTTCGTTTTTTTAATTATTGATCGGATGCGCGTGCGTGTGCGCGTGAAAGAAAGGAGATCCAGTAACTGGCAGCGGCAGCTAACCCCGACCCCGAAGCCCGAAGCCCGATCCCCGATCCGATTCAACCCGGTGCTGCCCGAGTCTTGACCCGGTAAACCCGAACAATTGTTCTGGTTATGCCCCGGCTCCGCCTGGGACTGGGCAAAAAAAATGGGCCGCAGCACCTGGCTGCAGCCCAGTATAACCCGAACAATTTATATCCATATCCTCTGCTCCTCCTCGAATCCCGCGTTGTCCCGTGCATTGAATAGCTCGGAAGTATCCAAAGCGAAGTCCCGATACCCGTCAAGAATGGTATCGAAGTATTGACGGCTGGGGCTGTATGTACCCGATGAGTTCATCCGGTAAGTCAGCATCCCGTTGATCTCCACCTTGCGATAGAGTCCCGAAGATACTCCCTCGTACCGATCAAGTGCGGCCTCGTCTGCTTCTTCAATACGCCAGATTCCGACAGGCAAAAGGTCGTACTCGTCCCCATGTTCTATGTCAGCCACACCCCGAAAGACTAGCCTCCAATTCGGAAAATACGCAGACCCCAACGCCTTGGCGGTGGGGCTACGCAGTGCCATCTGGCTCTTGTTCAAGTTAGAGCCATAGGCGAAATATAGTTTACTCATTTGTCTACCTCCATTCATCAACAACCTGTTCGCCTACGATATAAGCGTACATGTTTACCAGCTTTTCAGGGCTAGACAGGTCAGTTGTTACCTCACCAAAGTTTTCTTCTTCATATTCTTTAATGGTTTCTATAATCTTGAATACTTGGTCACCCATCCACTCAATCGCTTTGTGCGTTCCAATAATGTAATAGTCCATATTGAAAGCATGGTGATGCCAATCGTCCTTGTTATCTTTTAACCACTCAGCGTCCTGCTCTTTCATCCAGTCAACGAAGTGTTCTTTAATTTCTTCATACTTGTAAGTCATGGCGTTTGCCCTCCTTCTGTACTTATATAAATAGCAATCATTGCACACACTGTCAACAGGAAAAGAAAGAAAAAAGAATTTTTTTTCAGCAGGTGCCAGGCCGCAGCAGCGCAGCGGCTGCAGCGAACAACCAGAACAATTGTACTGGTTAGCGCCGGGAGCCGCAGCACGGACAAAAAAATACCCGGCTTCCGCCGGGTCAGGTAATGAAAATGTTACGGGTTACATTTTTTGCCCGATCATAGGTTTGTTAATTGATAAATAAACCTCGAACTGTTCTGGCTGCTGTTTGCGTAACTTTCGCATTGCTTTAGCGTTACCTTCAGCCTCTACCAGTCTTGTCGATTTGTTTACAAGTTTATAAGAAATTGATTTGCTAATCATTTTGCCCTCCTGTTTATTAACTTACTTATTATATATAGCAATCATTGCGATACCTGTCAACAACAAAAAGAACAAAAAAATAAAAAAAGTATCATTTGGTACAAACCCGCAGCCAACTGGGACGGCAAAAACAATACGAACAATTGTACTGGTTACTGGGGACCTGCCGGGGGCAGCAGCAACTGGGTGCCAGGGACTGGGAGGGTTTCCTCCAGGGGGACGCAGCCCGATCCCGAACAATTGTACGGATCCCGAAGAAAAAGCCCCGGCAGCACGGGGCCACCGAGGAGTTGTTCCAAGGGAGGAGGGGATAGGATGACCCCGATAACGCCCCGATGTCAAGCCCGACCCCGATCAAACCCCGATCCCGATGCCCCGAGCAGCAGCCCGATGACCCCGAACCCGAACAATTCTACTGGTACAGGCCCGGAAAGCCCGATGGTCGCCGCCCCCTCCCCCCGCACGGGGTGTTTTATGGGAATATCTGGGTTATCCGCTATCTTCCGCTATATCTTGTGGGTCATGCTCAATAATACCCATATCTGGTGTTACATTTACCATACGAGACTCAGCCAAACGCTTAAAGTCTGCCAATTTGTTCGCAATATCCTGCTTTGTGTTGGCTGTAATCTCCTCCTTTACAACGTGTTGCTTGTTGATCAGTAGTCCCGCAGCCTTCAAACGCAACTCCTCTGCTCTCAACGCATCGCTGAACTTCCCCATTTCCCACGCCTGATCCCTTATCTTCTTTAGATCCCGAATAGACTTGTCGATTGTTACCCCGAAACGAGCCTGTGTCTCCAGTCTCATCTCCTGTAGGCGTTCCGCTACCACTGGGTTACGCAAAAGCCGTACAGCTTGCACTGTGGGGTTTTTGTACCCTGCTTGCCTAGCCGCTTCAGTCTGTGTCATATCCTTGTGCAGATACATATCCAGAAACTGTTGCTGCTGTGGTGTTAATCTTTTGTGTCCAGCAAGCCGCTGTTCCTTTGGTAGATCTTCTCCGACCTTCGGCATTACGCCCTCCTAATTCTATCACACAGGCTGTTTGGCTGGTGTTTTTGTAAATGTTCAATATCTTTGTATCCATGTACTTCTAATTTTCTACAAAGTTCTTGTATGGCCTTTCTGCCAAAATTTGGAGTAATCATTAGTTTATTATAATTGAAACTTTTTATAAATTCTTCAATCGGCATTCCTATAGCGCCTTCATTGATAAGACAATTCACAATGCGAACACTACTCCACTGGATATCACCCATTACTTTAGGGTTTAACCACCGTGATCCCATTTCTTTTTCCAGAAACTTCATTCGATGTACCCTTGCCGTAATGCCCCTGATCCGACCTATTGATAAACCGTATTCATCTCCAATAGATTTCAGTGTACGCCCTTCCACTTCGCGCTTGTGATAAATTTCTTCGTCACGCTCTATATTTTTCATCTCTCTTTACCCTCCTAAGTAGAACAATTCTTCGGGTTGCATTTGGCAGCAACCACACGTTACAGGGTATAGGTTTGTTTATACCTATACCCCTATGTAATAGGGAGAAAAACCCAAACATTAAACCTTGAGCCTTTTCAATGACTTAACACCCCTATTTTACTTTGTTTGTGCTATCATTGCAAACCCAAACCAAAACCTCTTAACCCATTGATACATAAGAACTTTATGAACTTTGGGGTATCAACTTTGGGTTTATAAACTTCTAAACCTAAACCAGAACGTATCAAGAACACGCCTATTTTCCCTTCCATGTAAGATACACTCCCGATCCCATCAGCACTGCCCCGATCATCAGAGTCCCGATGTGCAACCAGAACAATTCAAAGCTATGCGGCATAGGCTCGACTGCTGACATCAGCAGCACAAGAACAAATCCCGCGCCAGTCATATAGTTTCCTGTTTTAAATCCCATCTTGTTCTTCCTTTCCATCGCTAATAAATAAAAATCCAGGATCATTGCCTTCTGGGTCACGACTGACCTCAATAACCAATACCTTCCGCTTTGGGTGAGATAGCCCGAATGTAGGGTATCCATCATCACTCATCCAGAACTTTACAATTTTGTATCCTTCCAACTGACCATAATAGTCTTGCCAGTATTCATCACTTCCATGTCTTTCATAATTAGTCATTCTATGCCCTCCAGTAAAAAAGCTATTACATCAACTGTAAAGCCGTTGCCCAACATCCTGTAACGCTGTGTATTCGATACATGGTTGGTGTAGTTATCTGGAACGGTTTGCAACCGCTCACACTCGATTGGCGTTAGTTTGCGCCAATTAACACCCTTCATAACCTTCGGCTCCAGATTGCCGCCACTAGCCGCAGCAAGTGTCGGTGATTTGCCATCTGGGTGATACACACGCCTGTTGTAGTCATGCCCCTTCAGATCAGCTTCTCCAGCCAGAACTGTGCCTTCTGCGTCTGCTTCATCAGCGAAATCAAACACCAACTGCCGCCTATGCTTTTCAAAGTACGACTTTAGATTGCCGCCCTTAAAGTAATTAGCATCCACGCAATGCGCTTTATCGCGGTCTGTAAAGCCATCTTCCAATATGTCCTTTAGGTATATGCGCTTGTTTTCCGGCAACGACCTGACGGGAATATTTGTCCAGTACAGTCTTCGCCTGTTTTGTGCGCTAACAAGATTGGAATTAATATCCACAGGTTTGCACCCTAATTGTTCGCTTATGACATCTTGGAACTCCTGCTTCATATTGACGTTTTCCAGCAGGAAATACTTCGGTTTGCATTCTTTCAGAATACGAACAAATTCAAAGAACAATTTGCTGCGCGGGTCATTGAACGCCAATTGGCCTCCGGCAAACGAAAAGCCCTGACACGGACTGCCGCCGATCAATAGATCAACTGCTGGCAGATCACCTGCTGTAATCTTCGTTACATCGCCCAAATGGACTGTATCTGGGTAGTTAGCCTTGGCAACTGTGATTGCATACTTATCAACCTCGCTGGCAAAGTAACTGGTGACAGGCAAGCCAGCCCTATCAAGAGCCAGCCTTGCACACGACATTCCATCGAACAAACTAAGTACGTTCATGATTTACTCTCCAATTTATAATCATGGATAATCGTACCAAGATCAGAATTGCCTCTTATGTGAGGCGGTATCCACGTTGGCTCACTACGCCCTTTAATGCGCCTATGGTGTCCTCTTACCCAATGCTCCCTCTTAGGCGTTCCATGCCCTGTAAACATCTGCTCATAGACCTTTACACCACGAGGCTTGGGTAACTGGATTGTCACGACCTTGTATTCGTTCTTTGGAACCACACGCCCAAAGCGTATATGATCAATTTTCTTTGGCGGCGTTGTGTTTAGATGGATAACCTGATCGTAATTAAGCGTACTAAGTAACGCGATCAGAAACCTGACATCGCCCATTCCATACTTGCCCTGATCAGCAGAAAAATTACGTTTGACCAACTCAGCCATTTCGCTTGGCTCCCAGCCCATTTTAAATTTTTGTGCTGGTATAGACCAGTGCATAGCCGCTGTTTGAATAATGCCGCACTTATACATAATCTCGTCCAAGAACTCTTTTTGAACAGGGTCTTTGCTATACTTTGCGTAATACCAAGGCGCGAAAATAATATCAGAAGTTTCCTGATTGTAATTTGCTTCAAGCATTTCATCTTTATCAGAAAATATCCTGTCTCCATTGGAAATTTCAAAACCTAATGGATAAGCCGCAATGCGTTCTGAACCTTCATGTATTGTAATGCCATATTTAGCGTAAACAATTTTGTCGTTTACCCTGCGAATATGGTAGCCAGTGGGTCGGTTTACCTTAACATCATCATCAAACTTTATGTACATGTCTGGAGTATATTTATCATGAGCGTTTTTTCTTGAAGTCCTACGCGCTTGTTCATCCCACTCTATCCACATACTATCAAAGCACGGCATAGCCCTATGCAACATCGCAAGCAATGTTTGTGGCTTAACAAAAGACGCTTTAACAATCTCGTCCAGAAGCGTATTGTCCACCATAAACTTTTGCATCGTTGCCATATCAGCTTGCATATTGCGCCTCATAGCTTCAGCTACACTGCCGCCAGTATATACGGCAAAGCCCTTCTTTGGTTCAGCCAAGGCCGCTTGCACCATGTTCGCCAGAACAGGACTGTCTTCTTCCTTGACCAAATTACGGTTTTTCATGTCATCAGCCATGCGCTCAACGCCATCCCATGAATTAGCCATTACACCCTCTCCCATATGTCTTTCTGACGTTGCTTCCAGCCATAGCTATCCATTGCGCTACGCATGATCCGCTCTGCGGTATCAGTCCAGACCAAGGCGTTCTTCTTTGCCCAGATCCAAGCGTACAATTCCTGCGTTAGCCTTGTGATATTATCGCCCTGACGCTTACCTACGATATGCCCAATTTCATGCAAGGCAGATACATAGTATCCGGTGTTTTTGGTTGGACGGATTTGTATCTCACGCGGATTGCGTCTTGCCCAATATCTAGGCTCGGACTCATCTAGGCTTTGATATGAAACCATGATCTTGTGCCGCGCCGCTAATTCCATAACGTGCAAGGCCATTTCAATACGTTTAACTGTCATTGCTCTAACCTCAACCATTTTGCTTTAATTAACATTGACTGCGCTTCCTGCAATCCACCTGCCGCGCCAAGTAACAACTCAACCTCTTGATCTGTGGCATCGCTTGTAATCAATTCATGCACATCATTGATTGTTTGATTAAGTGACGTTTGCACTTTTAAGTAATCTGTTGATCTACTCATCGTCATCATCCTCAAGAATATGACTAAGCTTTGAGTTCATTGCGCTTAACAACAAATGTGTTGCCATCTCTGTAGATGGAGCGGTTGAGTAAACCATATCAGCAACCATATGAGCCGTGATATTTGATACATCAAAAGGAGTAGCCCCCTTGAACTCAAGTTCCTCGATCCATTCCAAGAAGCTGTCGTGAATATCTTCGCTGTTCATCTTATCCATTTTGCCCTCCATTGATAGTGCCTGATAACAGATATAAGAAGTGTTTGCATACTTGTCAACAAAAAAAGTTAAATATCTTCTGTTGAAATTCTGTACGGCACATGGGTTGGGTTTAAACTAACTTTACCATGACGATCAATATCGTCTGGCACATCATCAGCAAACGCATCTTTTGGCATCCCTTCTGTTGCTTTCTCCCACGCAACCTTGTTTGCCTCAACGTAATTTCTATAGGCTTTGTCCATTCCCTGCATGGCATCAGCCCGTCTACGCGAACCGCCGCATACATTCGTTAAGTCTTTATCAATGTAGTTTGTCTGGTTCTTATCCTGCATCATTTTCACACTCTGCGGCACAAGCAAGGTATCCGCAGCCATCAATATAATTGTCTTCGTGCGCTGAATTGCTTTTAATACGAGCAATTTTAAGCAGACTCATCAACACACCCACATCTGCTGGGCTGACTTCGATACCCAGGTGAACTGACCAGTAACGAGCAATTGTTCTGAAATTATCCTCCATAGCTCCGTGATCTGCTGCTCTGTCCTTCGTTACATACTTCTTTGCTGTGTCCAGCACCTTTGCCCTTTTCATTCTTGATGCTCCCTGCATTGCCAAGTCTTCCCGTCATCACTGCTGTGCCAAGCCCAGTTGCTGCCACAATACGAACAAATGTTCTCCTTCGGCCCGGTGCTGCGCCGTTTCTCCGGGGCTTTTTTGTTTTCCGACATCTCTTTCAGCCGCTTTTTACGCCACGGATCTGCATATTCCCCGAACAAATCATCAATCTCAGACATTATTTCTCCAATTTTAAAACAAACTCAATTGCTCTGGCTCACGCATAATTAATTCAATATCTTTGTGCATAATTTCCGTAAACTCAATGTCACAAAAGTTTCCGCAATCTGGCATTACAAACTTTTGTTGTATTCCTTCTTGCTCATTTAATTCATCAAGGAAAACACCACGAATACAAGAATTACCAACTTCACGTTCTGCCGCAGCCATGCGATCAAATTGTTCGGGAAAATCTTTGCGTATTTTGTTCCAGTATCCCTTTCCGCCCTTTACGCATCCGATGCAGTTATTATTGCCATAGCCTAACTTGTACATAGTTGGGCGTTCAATGCCAGCTTGTTCAAGGTAAAACAAACACTCTGGCTTAGTTAGCTTCTTTTCGATTAGCGGGAAGATAGGCTTGGCATCTGGGTATTGTTCCTTAAAACGGATGGCGCGATTAACCTCCTTCTTGGAATACTCAAATCCAAACACCTGTGCGTTATAATCCATTTCTTTTTCTAAACGCTGCCGAACCCATTTCTTCAACACTAGAGTACACCGCGCCCCTCCGGGGCCATTAACATACTTATCCTTAGTAATGACCTCAAACTGATTGCTGTGCTTGTGGGACTTAGTGACCATAATATCCCGCCCATACCATTCTTCACACTCGCGAATAAATCGCTCGTTGTCATGATGCGCTGTGTCTATATGAAAATAGATCGGCAACACGTTTTCCTTGCCATGTTTATCTATCGCCAGCTTTGTTGCCACCGCACTGGTAACGCCAGCAGACCACCAAGATATGATCATTATACATTATCCCTCGCTGTTACAGCTTCGTATTCACCTCGGCTCATAGGCCCATCAACTGCTCCAAGCCAAACCCTGCCACCTGTAGCCGTCAACTGAAACTTATCAATCCGATTATCCTGTTGAAGACTACGAACATATCCTTCTAGTGTCTGCTTCCCGATGCCTTGCAGTATCTCAGGAGCATCAGCGTCCTCTGACCGCTTGTGAACTCCGTTGTTGCCACTCATATGGGTTAGAGCCACACCTTCGCGCTCACAATGGATAATCCAATCAGCCATAGCGTCCAGCTTCATCTCAAGAACTGTACCGCTGTTAAGTGATTTAATTTCTTCAGTGCGATCATTTAGCAGCCCAGTCATTGGATCTCGTACAAAATGCCGAACATTTCTACTGGCTGGTCCGTTAGACTTGACTACAGCGCCATCGAAACAACTGTTACGCTGGTATGGTAAACCTAGCCGCTCACAAGTCTTCTTGCCGCGTTGAGCATCAACTTGCCACAACGCAAATGAAGACCTGACCCCATCAACAAGAGCAGTCGTACCCCGAATAAGGTTACGAGCTTCTTCGGGTGTTTTGATTACAGCGTTGTCCTTGATCTTCGTCATGTGGTGACAAACCAGTACAGATGCACCTGTTTCTGTTGCCATCCTAGCCAGCAGACCTGTCAAAGCAGCCCCCGCAGCAGGATCAGCATTTACATCCGCATGGACAAAAGATGCCAGTGGATCAAACACAATCAGCTTTAGGTTACTCATCTGCAAGATTTGTTCGTATATCTTTTCAAACTCTGCTGTTGTCCCGAACTCGCCGTTGGACTCGTTCATAATCGCAAACACACCGCCGACATTAGGAAGCGATACAATCTTCAGATCATGGTTGTAGCCATGCCGCTCTTCAAACGGATCAAGACGCTCAACCCGCCTGTGCATCTCAGCTTCGTCATCTTCAGCAGTAAAGATCACCACGTTCCCAAACTCTTTAACCAGCCCCCCAAACGTGTTTGTCATTGGCTTCCCCGATGCGATCTTCATGCCCATGTCCAGTGTCATCATGCCTTTACCAGCATCACCAGCAGCGGCAAACAGAATAGGAACCCCGAGCGGAAACGTGCCATCAATCAAGAACTTTTGTTCTGGTGCAGCCCCGGCGAATCGACTAACAAGGAATGACTCGTCAAGAAGATTAATGTTTGTCTTGGTTATCTTGGCTTTGGTGTTAACAAAGTTTTCAATGTTGTAGCCCTCAGACAAAGCATCTGAAGCATCCCACCCTTCGGGTTTGCCCATTGGCGGCGTAAGCATTGTGACCGATTTAGCTCCAGCAGCCAAAGCAAAGTCCTGTATGAGATCAGCCAGCTTTTTGCCAGCAGGATCATTGTCAGGCCATAAGATAAGCTCTTTGTTCTGCAACGGAGAAAAGTCAAACTGGTGAGCAGTCTTCTTTGTTAGCGCACCAGCCCCGCCAATCGTACAGGTTGCAGTATAACCAACGTCATTTAAAGCATCAGCACACTTCTCGCCCTCGACCCATATAACACGATCAGATGCCAATACATTCGGAATGTTATACAACGGGCGTATGTCTGGAAACTTGGAATATGGAGAGCCTTCGACAAACGGTCTGAACTCTTTCTTTGGCTTGCCCTTTGTGTTGAGCATAGGGTTGCCAGCAATGTCCTTGACGTTATAACGCCTGACAGAAACCAGCACCTCGCCATCTGCATTAGTATATACATACTCAGCGTCATACGGACTGTTTGAATTGTACTGCGGCCTGATAGGATTTTCTATCGGCGCATTATTACGAACAATTTCAGGCCCAGTGCTGTCGAGGTAACTGGCAAACATCTCCTTTATTTCTGGGAGCTTCATGCCACGAGCTTCTATCAGTATCTTGACGATGCCCCCGATACCAACACCACCATTAAAATCCTGCCCCTGCATGAAGTGCTGCGAGGCAGTATCAATGTTAATTTTTAACGATTGCCCCGGATCACCAAGCAATGATCCTATGTAGAATGTTTTGCCATGAACACGCCCAGCAGGGAACGTGTCTTGCAAAATCCGAATTTGTTCGCCTTTGGGGACTTTGCGTGAAATCTCCTCAACTATGTCATTACTACTAGATATAGTATTGCCAAACCTTACCACACTCATTATATTGATCCTCGTTAAGCATTGTTTTCAACTAGGGGCGGCTCATACCGCCCCTTCTTTTTTAGACCAGCAAGTATTGCGGAACTCGCACCACTTACAAACAAAATAATCATCATTCTGTGCAACGCGCGGCAGCATATCATTAGCTTGGGTTGCTTTCAGGATTTGTACTGCTTTATCACTGGTAGCTTGTGCAAGCTCACCATTAAACGGAACCATCTCAATGTATATCTCGCTTGTGTTTTTGTTTAACACCGTGAATACACAAGGGTTTTCAGCTAGATCCATGTAGGCTTGATAGATTGCAATCTGTGCTGCGTACACTGGGTTGGCTTCCGCCACACCTTTACGAACAAATTCATTAAACTTCTTTTCGTTAGCAGACTTGCACTCCCACAACATAGGGTATGTCATGTGCAATGGGCCACCACATATGACCCCATCAATATGACCCCTGACTTCGCCGCCAGCAGTCTCAAACCCAAATTGTTCGCCTTTCTTCTCTGTCCGCAGGTCAAAGCCAGCGTCCCTAAAGTACATAATCATCATGTCTTCGATGGTATGCCCGAGTCCAAATATGCGTAATGTCTTTGCAGGAAACCCTTTGCCCTCATCAACCTGCTGGTTCATGTAGCGATACTGGAGCTTGCGTGAGCAGGGATCGCCAAGAGAAGAAGCTCCAAGGTATCTGCGCCTTGGCTGCTTACTTTCCTTCTCTACAATCGCCCGATCAAGCTCTTTAATGATGCTTTGTGCGTCAGAAAGGGATGTCTTGTTCAGTGAGGCCGATTCTGCCGCCTCCATATCTGAAGTAAATTTCTGTAAGGTCTGTGCTAGAGTATTCATCATCAAGCCCTTCTGATATTCTCTTTAATATTAAGGTTATTGCGATAACTTCTTCTTCGTTCAAATCACAAAATCTTTTTTCCCAACCAATAATCCCGAACAATTCTCCTGCTTGTTTTAGTGAAGAGTCTCGTATTCCCCTTCCCTTATCCATTCTATAACCTCCTGTGATAGCGGACCATAAGTACACACATAGGTTTCATCAGAACCCTGTATTTCCACTTCCGCAACTGCCCCTTCAAAACTTTCTTCTTTATGTTCGATTAACCCATATAGAAGATTTGTAATGGCTTCTTGAAATTCATCTCTGTCATCTACGTTTTTAAACAACACAAAATAGCTTGCCTCAAGAGAAACATCGTCTTCAAACAATACTGTTAGCTTAACCTCACCCCGGTTCATGCGCTTCTCTCTTCTGAAATTATGTCATTAACAAGATGATCAATAAAACGCTTATTCCAAATATAATTCAGCATACAAGCGGCTCTGTATTTAGTCCATGAAAAATCAATAGGACTTACATTAACACCGTTTTTTGCTAACAATTCCCGCTGCTTAATGCTAACTGCATCATTCAGCCAACGCTTGGTTTTTTTCGCGCTATCACCTGTCTCATTCTGTCTCATAAAGTCATCAGCAGATGCCATAACGTGTCTTTTAGTTCCAATAGAGATCACTCTGGTCTTGCCATCTTTTTTCTTCACAATGGCAATACAAAGCCCATCTACATCAGCAATTAAAGCAAAACCGTTAAAGCCAGACGCAGACATACAGGCTCCATTCCCGAACAAATCTATCCAGCGGAACGGAGATCGTTCCATAAGATCCACTTCGGTTAGAACAAAATCTTCTAATATTTCTGGCTCTGGACGCTCTATTTCATGACCACAAATAGGACACTCGCGTACATTCAACGGTATCTCGGCATCGCAGTTAGAGCATATCTTTACTGGAGCATCGCCTTGGGCATCATCATTTTGACTGCCATCCAGATTAACAGCATCATCAAGTGACCCATGCGTTAACACAGATGTACCAAAGTCCATTACAATACAGTCGGACTTTACAACACCTGGAAATTCATCCTGATTTACAGTGCGTAAACCACGACCAATCATCTGAACCATTGTTGCTTTGTATGAGCATGGGCGAGTTAACACGATGCAGGACACAGGCGGAGAGTCAAAGCCTTCTGTCAGTACAGCCACGTTAACAACTACCTGAACATATCCAGTGCTTAAATCATGAAGAATTTGTTCGCGTTCATGTTTTGGTGTGTCGCCTGTTACTGTTGCGGCTTCAATACCGTAAGCCACAAACTCTTCGCATAGATCTTCGGCATGCTGCACAGTCGAGCAGAATACAATCGTCTGACGCTCACCAGCTTTATCATCCCATTCTTCGACAACACGCTTGTTAATAGCGCGGCGGTTCATGATCCGCTCAACTTGAGCCATGTCAAAGTCGGATATGGTTTTGCGTACCTGACGCAGTTCATCTCGTACACCAACATCAATTACATATGTCTTTGGCGGTACAAGGAACCCTTCACGGATTAACGTGGAAATTTCTATCTGGTGGCTACAGTTCGTAAATACGTCCCGTAAACCCTTCTTATCGCCTCTATTGGGGGTAGCGGTAAAGCCAACGATCTGAACCCCCTCATTGGCCTTCTTTGCGGCGTTAATGATACGTTGATATGTTTCCGCAATGGTATGATGCGCTTCGTCAACCACGATCAGATCAACTTTGGGCATATTGTCCAAGTTTTTCTCGCGGCAAAGCGTTTGCACCATTGCAAATACAGCGTCACCTGACCAATCCTTTTGTGCAGCGTTTACTTCACTGGTCTTCAAAGATGGGTTTACAAGGTGAAATTTATTGGAGTTCTGTGAAACGAGTTCGTCACGATGCTGTAGCACAAGCACATTTTGTGAACTTTTATGACGTTTGCCAACCAAGGCGGAAAGCATGATTGTCTTTCCAGCCCCAGTTGGTGCAACGACTAAAGTGTTACCGTGCTTGTCCAGTGCATCAGAAGCATCGTTTACAGCGACTTCCTGATACTCACGCAAGATCATCTGACTAGCCTAGTCTATACCTGTGAGTACCCAACTTTTTGTCGTAGGTCTTCACAATCTCATAGCCAGCCTTTTTAATCAGGTAGATATGATTGTATACAGATGATCTTTTCTTACCAACAACGGCATGTACTTCGTCAATTGTCGCTCCCTTCTTGCGCGAAATCATCTTGAGTGTTTTCTGTGCGAGTTTAGGAACGTCATCAACAGAATGAGTTGTATATGGCGGAATGCCATCCTCAAACTTAATGTCGAGAGTGGGGGGCTTTACGGCTCCAGCGCCCCCCGTACTGGATCTAGCGACCTCTGAAGGTTTGCCGCTAATATATGCCCACAGTGTCTCTATCATGCCCATGATGGCTTTACCCCCGCTGTTGCTGTACTCGGTTGCGGTGCAGGAGATTGAGTCACTGGTGCTTGTGCAACTTGCGCTTGCGCGATAGGTGCAGCCTGTCCTGTACTCTGAATATAATTTGGAGAGTCTGGTGTCAAGACTGTCTTGATCTTATTACGATCAGGATAACCATCACGACCTTTTTCGATGCCCAAAGTGCAGGAGATCGTCATGCCATTAATCATATGGATGCCTTGAATAGACGCACGTTTTGCCCTAGCGTCTTCACTCTCGTCTTTTGGTGAGATACCAAACCCACTATCAACCATCTGCTTAATAGTGTTCAAGCCGATCTTCTTGGCCTTTGACATGCCATTCTCGTCTTTGGCATCGCCATCAACAAAGATGTTCTGCCAGACTTTGCGCTTGTCAAAGCTGCCACCAACAATAGTCAGTTCAATCGGCAACCATTTTGCGCTTGTTGTCTGAGAAGCCTTAAAGTAGGTGCCAGCACCGTACTCAGGTATCTCAGTGTCGCCACCTTCAAGCTTGATGATACCGCTTACTACAGTTCCATCAGGCATAAGTTCAAAGTCTCCACTTCCACCTTCCATTGGTGGTACGTTGTTTAGGTCAAGCATCTACGTTTTCCTCTTCTTTATTATTGACCGTTTTTGGATTTACAAAGTTCATTGCCTCTGGCCTTGGACCAGACATTTTTTCAAGCAACTTACCAAGATGCGGCTCTTCAACAGCGTCAAGTCTGCCGCTTCTATCTTTAGCGGGGTAGCCCCACTGGTTTAGTGTGTCGCAGACAAAGGCTCTAAATAAAGATCCATCATCAGCGGTGAGTGTTGTCATTGTGATTAATTCGTCCACAATTCCGGGCAACTCACGCCCAGTCTTTGCACCCTCAATCTGCAAGTCGTAAGTGATGCGTCCATAGTCATCCGTCTTTTCATCAAGGATACCTACAAAGATCACGTTCTTCTCACGAATATGTTGAAGGTGTGTTAACCATGCCATCATCTCACGACCCTGCGCTCCATACACTGCACGAGTGTCTAGCTTGCCTGTTCGATCTGATCTGGCTTCTGGTGAATTTTGATTGTGCGAAAAGCAAAGCCGACCAGCTACAGTAATACTGTCAATGAAGATCGTATCGTATTTGCTTAACAGAGTGTCTGGATCGCCATAGGTCTGACACACATACTCATAGTGCGCCATTGAGTATGGTGAGTCCTCACTCAATGCAGGATTGCCACCACCAAGGAAGCATGCAAAGTCACGACACTCTTGCCAAGTACGCGGCCTGATTACGTCAACCTTACACCCTTCGATAGCGGCATCACCAGCTTCCAAGTCCATGAACAATGTCTTGCTCATGTCCAAGGTACGCACCAGTGAAGTCTTCCCCACGCCTGACTTGCCACCAATCACAATCTTGTGACCACGTTTTTCGGCAAGTCTTTCTTCTGCGCTAATTATTTTCAGCATTAACTTTCCTCCCTTCTTTTCATATCTACAGACACGCCCTGCAATTCTACAGTACGAGCCTCTGATAATGCTGCTTTCAGATCTGGCGTAGCATTCTGAAACTTTGCTTCAGCTACACTGTATTTGACCGTAGCCAAATGCTTTGCAGTGTCTGGATCCAAAGAGTTCAAAACACGCAACAGAACAGTCTCATCCCAAAGAACCTTTTTTCTGAAATCAACGGTGATTTTAAAGTCACCATTGTTCATTGTAGTCTGACCAAAATCCTTGCCTTCTTGAGCAAGTTGCATTTGGGCAGTGTCTTTAAACTGGTCTTTGAGAGAATTGTTAACGATCTTCAATTCTTTTTGCAGATCGTCAATTTTGGATTTGAGATCCTCGCGCTTGTCAAACAAAGCGGTCAGATCATTATTCAAAGTAATAGCGTTCATTGCTTTTCCTTTCAGAGTTGAATATCGCTAGATACAACTGAAAGGTAAGCATGCAATCTTTTCAAGTCAAGGGAATTTTGAGAAAATTATTATTATTTTTCTTTGACAGGTAAATCTCAACTCCATGAACGGCTTTCATGAGTTTCTTTTTGAGTTTAAATTCAGCGGTTTCTACGCCCTTGGCATCCTCAACAACCTCTTCAAGATTGCCGTAATCATCTACCTTATTATATTTGAAGTCGGCTATGTATTTACAAATCTTCTGATCATTGACCACAATCTCATATGAGATTTGTCTCTGTAAGTCTGTTATGTAACCAGCCTTCTCCATGCACGTTAACTCGCCCCATCGCTCCGCTTCCCACTTGGAATCAAACTTGATCCCCATGAAAGTCGTCTTTCTGGCTCCATATTTATTGGCCTTGTATTTATGGTTGTACATGGTAATATGCCTCAAACAATGGGTATCAATGGGAAATTATAATGGCTGATACAACACAATACAAGTCTGTTGCCGTAGATATTTCTACTTACAACAAGCTTCAGAAGCTTTGTGCAGACGAACACAGGAATGCTCGTCAGCAAATAGCCAAGCTAACTGCTGATGCGTTTGATAAAAAATATGGGCAGGGTGGGATAGGGGCTGCGGCTATTAACTAGCCAACGCCCTCATGCGTTTAACTAAACGCTTGGCTCGATTCGGGACTTGATCGTGCCACCTGGAATCTATCATCTGTTCTGCGGCTTCGTTAAAGTCTTTATTGTCTATTGCAGCTTGCATTAATTTAAAGCGACTAAGCCGGGGGCGGCCCATATTGAACATCATATTGCACAATATGTGCTGTAGCTCTTCGTCAAAGTCA